CCTTAAATTAGATTAGCGAACCCTGATTGAAATCAGGATTCACTAAACCTTAGCTACTCAGGGTTGGGAACAGCGGTCTTAGGAACAGCTACTCCGTCACGAATCATGGCAGCATAACGATTGTGCAAAAGAGGATCACGGTTCGGAAAGTCGACTAATACCGGATTTTCCTCAGTGGGTTCCGCGATCGAAGGAACCGAAGGTGCAAGTGGCGCACTAAGTGGCGCACTAGACCCCTGTCCATCAGAGATGACTGGAGTAGAAACAGCAGTCGACGCTAACGGAGGGTGCGAACTCGTAGCAGTGATGTCATCGTCGGACGGCGAGAGGCTACTCTGCCGAACCGGATGCTTAGTCTTGATTTTGGTGTGGTGTGGTCCGCCCATAATTATAATTTTAATTGTTTTAATATGAAGAAATAGAAACAAGGATTTAGAACGTAAAGCCCTTCGCCTTCATTACAGTCTCAAGCCGAGCGAGACGCGTCTGATGATCGTCTAACAAGGCTTGCATATGCGAAGATGCAGAGTCAATGTTCTGCACAGGCCCTGAGGAAGGATTCTTGGGTTTCATTACCCCACCGACGAGATTACTAAGTAATTCGAACATAAAGAAAAATTTAGGAGTTAGAGAACGGAATCGAGGAAGAAATTGGTATCGAGATAGAGCCTAGCCTGAATAACGTCATCAGCAAATAGTAACCGCTTGCCCATGAAAATGGCATCCTGAGTAAAGCCGTAGTCTCTCCATTGACCCTTATGTAATACGGTAAGGTGACCATTCATGTTAACTAAACGAGGAAGGGTATCGGACTCTTGGCTGGATAAAATACTTCTACAGTAACGTTTAAAGGCATCGAGCGAGTCGATCGAAACGGTCTCTGCCATTAAAGCAGCGGTGGCAGGTCTTTGATTAACACTAGTCAGCATAGCATATCTTTAATTATGAGTGAAACGAATTACAGGCTTATAAACCCATATTGAACAGTTCCAGCGGGAAAGCAGGATTGAAGTGAGAGTCACGCATACCATCCTGAATCTCCATTTCTTCGCTGTATTCGAGAGGAAGTTGGTATATGGGCACAGGATACGCAAGTGGAACATCCGAACGCTGGGGTAGGAAGTAGTCCCAATGGTCACTATCGACTCTACCCGGAAAAGTACCTTGATACTGCATAATGAGTGAATTTTGTTTTTATGGAGTGCAATATCGCACCGCATTAAATATCCAAACTGAACTATCTTTCAGATCTTCATTTGGACAGGCTTAACTCCCAGTTTACCAGTAGCGTAAACGAAGAATTTATGCTCCCGAAGAGCAAACTGAGATATAACAGAAGCGAGTTCGGGTGCTAGATTCTCTATCTCCAGAGTTATCGCCGCAGCCCCTGGTTTGAACTTATCCTTGTGCAAAGAATATAGGTAAGTTTGAAGCGCTGCACGACCTTCTTTGGCCGCCCGGACGAGCTCGATGAGAGCGAGTTCTTGTACTACCTCACGCCTATAACCGTTGAGCTGTTCGCTTCTCTTAGCATTCAGCGAATCTCGCAGGACAGATAGGAATTTAATAGCGCGAGGTAAAGGCGTATTAGCAGAGGAAATATCGCTGATCAGCATATCGAGCATCATACGGGTGAATGAGCGTTCAGCAGACGTTATATTGTACACAACGCCCGTACCAAACGGATCGACGCTCTTAGAGCCAGCTAATCCGTCAGTACGCGCAGCTAATCCGACTTCAAAAATGAGGCTACTAGGCGGCGGCGTCTCATTGGAAACAGTATTTTGAAAAACTCGCGCAGGTACCGGAGTATCCAAACCACCGTAAAGATGCCGCATGAGAAAGCGATCACCTATCATCACTTCACCTTTAAGTCCTGCTAACTTCAAGAGCCTATTAAATTCATCTCCTTGTTTAAGTAAGCTTGAGATAGTAGGCGCAATTAGCAACGAATCATCAGATTGGATGTAGACACGTTCAGGAAGAGACCCGATGGGAACCCCTTCAGTTTTATACATAGTGATGTAATTAACGGCCTGGTCCTCGGTCCAACCTTCGCAATTCATTAAAGTCTGGAGATGGATTACGAAGTTGACGAAAGATCCCGTCTCGGAGGTAACTTTGACACCAGAAAGCAACCCAAGTAAACCAGGTTTGAATACCCATCCATGACTGTCACCATCAGGGGTATAATCGGGCCAGATTAGAGTACTGTCATCATGGAGGTACATGGCCATCTCATTTAAATAATCCTTATCTTCCATAAACTCGGCAAAATCGGCAGTAATGCGACGTACTATATCGACTGGAATATTACGATCATAATTACTATAATCCGCTTCTGCAAGGAAGCAGCGACCGGCTTTAGTGCTATCACGTAACTCCTTTAACCTCCGAACTCGGCTCGGTCCATCATGATACATGCCAGGCAACATCATTCTGACTGCCTTCAAACGGCAGTGAAAGCCACTAACGAGTAAATTGTATAGATAAGACACCATCCATGCAACGCGTTGTGAGTTATAACCTTGCTCGTCTTCGGCGGATATGAGGCCCCCGCTAGTCATCCTGAACTGATGAGACCATTTATAGCCAGGGGATTGCCTTCGCAAGGGAGCGACGGCGAGTGGAGCTCCCGGGAGTCCATGTTTACCAAAACGGGCATCTATCTCTAGAAGGGTATGATGCCATAAAGAATGAGACGGGTCATGTTTATGCCGGTCTCGAGCGCTAGCGAGCAGCCCTTCAGCTTCTTCTACCATTTTGATCCGCGTAATGGGAATTCCATTTGGATCTAAATCACCCCTGAAATAAGGATAGCCGGGATTGGTGTCGAGAGGATCGCCCGCATCCTGCCATAGCGCATCAGACAACGAATGGAATCGTTTGGAGTTGAACAAGACGGGAAGTGCGCGCTTAAACGCATTAAGAGCACCCGCAAACATGTTGAGGTCGCTAGAATTACGTCCAGTGTAAGACACTACCCACCAGCCCCAAGTAACTGACCTAACTATGCAATTCTTGAGTACAATGTCAACGTTACTTAGAATGAACGCTACCTCACGGTAATGCTGAATAACGAGGCGAGAAGTGGAATCTGTACGCCTGAGAGCGTTCCACGCATAATCCTTATCAGGTACAAGAATGTTGCGCTTCTCATCCTTGATGAGGGGTAATCCAAGTGATACCCATGACTCATTAAGGCAATCCAATAACTTAAGCGTATCATGACGAAACTTGTCGACGGATTTCCAAGAAGAAAAGATATATCGATCGTCCAAACCCGGAGAATACTCACGCTCTTTATTATCGCGTGACAGGAATCCGTACCGTTCGGCGACGCTTTTTATAAACTGAGGTTTGTAAAGGCGGGTGATGATATCAGGAAGGGTAAGTCCAGGACCCAACACAATATCCTTTCCGTGTGCATCTGTCTCAGTAAAGGGACGGACCCGAGCAGGAAAGGCGGTCATTTGCCGCCCATGATACTTTGAGCCCGTCCCACTTATGGTATTACCCATAATTAGAGATTATGGTCAACATCTTTCGAGCTGGACTTCTCGATAGTGTTGTTGACAAGATTAACTTCGCTGACCATTACTTCCGCAGCTTTGTTAGCGGCGTCTGATATAGTGGCATCACCTGCCTTAGCCTCTTCAAGGCTGGCAGTATTCGATTCGTCAATTTTCTTAACGATCTTAGCCAATTCGGCTTCCGGAATCTCAGCCGATTGCTCAACAGACTTAGAATAAGTCCCGAAGGTACGGTATTCGATATAAGGCTGTAGTACAGTATTACTCCAGGCATGCTTAGAGACCTCTACCCTGAAATGTTCGCGCGCTGCTTCCGCAGCAGATGGTTTATAACCGCGCTGAGCGTGCACATATAAGTCATTATTAAGGTATACGAACATATCCGAGAAAACAAGAGGTGGAACACAAGATTTAAGAGTAACAGGAATCAAAGCGTGGTGCCACATAGCGTCATGGATATGCCAGCCAGTGACCTCCTCAAAATCCCCGTTTGATTGGAACATCAAATCAGCGTGGTTGAAGAACTGATCCTTAACGCGCACCATATTTCTCGTGATGACTGGAATTCGGAGATGGAATTTAATCCACACACCGGGAATTATCTGAATGTAAGGCCGCAGATCTTCCTTATCCTTCTTGTGTTGGATCTCATTAAGGCGAGAGTAATCCGTACCGAATGGACTACCGTGTCCAATAACAAGTACCGAATTCTCGGGACTGACAGGGTTATTGGCAACGGTACCGTCGCCAGTATCTAAAACGTCTTCATCGACGAACATAGAAGCGAAACTCGATAGAACTGTAGCCCACACCATGCGCACACGAGGAATAGCTAACTCCATAACAGCGAGTTCATACGGAACGCCTATTAACTTAGAGATCAGATCCATAAACTGCTCGGAGTTCGAACTAAGTTCGTCAGGATAGTACGTATATTCCTTAAATGCCATGTGATTCGGGATTAATGTTCGATAAGAGCCGCCTATCAGAGTGCGCAGAAAAGCAGCCTTATCCTCATTAACAATTTGCCTGACGTCAGCATAAGGGTAGTCTTTCATAACGATATTTCCTGTGAACATCCTGTTCAGGAAGTGAAGCTGGAGGTAGTCTAGATAAGCACCCGAATGACGAGGAGCAGCACTGTCTAATTTCAAGACGCCATCGCGTAATACCATATCAACACCTACCATCGGATGGTATGATGTACTAACTGTACCATTGAACCGAAAGGGGACGTATATGTCTGCAGCGCGCAATTTGGCTATGACATCCGGAGCAGTGTTCCTACCGATAAAAGATATCAGGATATCCAGGATAGAATCAACTTCTGTTGATATTGTCTTAGATAAAATCACAATCTTTGACACAGCACGCCGGAGATCGAGCTCAGCAACGGATGTGGACGACACGAGAGGCAAGTAACGCCCAGAGTTTAGATCCGAGATCCTATCCATCGGTTCCAGATAGGTAAACTTGGCGGCCACTTCATCTAGGTTATCGAGAGCCTTACGAAGGCCGAAATAAGCCATGGTCTCTTCGGGAAGAACGTAGAATTTCCCGGTGAAAGATGAGTCACCTGAATCCTCGAACGAGGAAAGGAGATCATGTACGTCTTGCTTCGCATTGAAGTAATCGTGTTCACGAGCCAAAGCGAGATTCGATACAGTACGACCGCCTAGATGGACGGGGATGTCTGTCCAGTGGGAGAGAGAATCAACCGAATGCATAAACACTTCGAAATTGAATAAAAGAGCATAATTCAACAACCCCTGTGCATATAGCGCTAAGGTCTGGAGTGTTTTGCCCCTTTCAATATTCGCAGCAGTACTACGACCATCGAAACGAGGAGAGACGAAAGTGTACCAGATATTCTGATCCAACAAGAGGTTAATGGCGTGATCAACGACGCGGCAGGCAGAGAATCGAGCTAGAACGAGACCATCGTTAAGAGCATTTTCGGTCTTAGCGGAATCACGCTTACCCGTCTGTTCCGCGTACTGGGGCTGCGTACCAAAAGGTACGACCTTATCATTAGGAGTATATACAAATAAATCATTAGCAGATGCATCCAGAAGGACGTAGTTGTACAACTTGGATGCCTGGACGGGTACATTTCGATTTCCTTCTGCTGCGAACAGCGTCCACGCAGTCGGATTAGCCTCGAATGCCAGGATTAGACCGGCGATGAAATCCTTGTCACCCTCAACGATAGTAGGGTAACGTGAAGCTGCGATTACCTCATCTATATAGGTAACAACTTCCGTTTGATTCATAGTATACTTGTCGGTACGAAGCCCCTCAACAGCGAGCAATGCGCGCGAGGCAGCGAATGCCAGATCGCGTATGTGCCGGAGCGATTCGAGAAGGTTTTCATAACTCGATAAATCCAACTTAGACTGAAGTTGTCCTATCGTGTAGTTGGCAACTGGAAACCCATCTAATTCAGACACCATCGCTAAGCGATGGGTAAGAGTAGAGTGGGCCACTGAGGTTAGAGATGCTTTACCATTAAATTTGGTGTCCGGAAGTTTCTTCCGTTCGAGGAACCTGCGCATGTTGTTTTTGTTTTTAAAGATGAAATTAAGAATGAAGATTTGTAATCAAGAAGAGGGATAATGAATTATAATTGCTATAATCCGAGGGTAGACATATCAATTGAACTCGTAGGCGTCATGTCCATCGCAGACTGCTCGCCCGCCTCGCCCGCAGAGGAGCTTGACGAAGCACCCGCTGCACCATCGGGTTCATATACATTAGTCGGATCATTCGAGTGTTGATCTTGAAGGTAGTCGTGGGCCTCTGCATTGAAGTCAGTATTAGCAAAATCCCTCGCCCAATCGAGATTCGCCTTTTTAAGGGCGCGTCTCTGTCTGCGTCGTGCCTTATTCATCTGGTGACGAGTACGCAGCTTCATAAAGAGTCCGCCTTGTTCCGCAACATCGCCGCCTTCAGCCATGTGTTGTTGCATGACCTGATGGGCTATCGCTTGGTCGAGAGCGGGATCCCCCGTTGTCTCCGTCGAGTATATTTCACCGAGCTCGGTCATCATTGTTGCCACATCGCCGTCAGCATAAGCGTCGCCGAAGACATCACCTAAGTCATCGCGAAGCTTCGAATCGAGGGCCATGCGATGATTATCGCGTATCATAGTATTATTAACCATCTGAAGCAGCCGGTTCATAGTCGGAGTCCTTCCGCCAGCGAGGACCAGTTGGGTAGGAATAGGAAGATCGCCCATTTGGGAGATATCGCCTAGACCCCAGACATCACCATCTTCTTCATTGTCATTAGCGATTTGCTTGGCAGCGACTGCCGAAGCACCATGGCCAACTTCTTGAATATGATTCAAACCACCCAGGAGACCTTTACCAAGACCACCGCCGGATAAAAATGGCTTAAAGATACTTAATATATCCGAGAGGGGATCAGCGTGAGGGGCGGCTAGCTGATCGGCCGTAGATCCTGATTGACCGCCTGCGCTAGCAACCCAGTTGAGACCGAGTGACGTTGATATTTTCATCTGGGAACCCATGAGTCTAACTCGAGCGGAAAGAGCTTCTACAGCTTTCCCCAATAACGAAATCTCATAAAGCCCATCTATATCGTAGTCCTGAGATTCTTCGATATGCCACGGTAAATGGATGAGTGAACCGGTCCAGTTCGCAGCTTGGCGGAGATACTCTCCCATGTTAGCGGCGAGCTTCTCATACCAACTCATCTTCATTTCTTTGTCAGATCCGGACAAAACGTCATAGGTCTCGATGCTTGAAGCTGCCTTATCTGCCATATCTTTGGGGATATTGAAGAGGGACTGGAGGATCGTCGAATATTCTTTCTCGCCGTGCTGCTGAGTTTTGAGATTTTCGAGGACGATACAGCTCATGCCTAAATACACGTAATAAAAATCCTCGAACGTCGTTAAGTTATCCCGGCTATACATAGCGTTACAAGAAGGGAGACCTGAATCCTCTAGACGGAGAACACGGAGCTTAGCTTCAATAGATGCTCTGCTTTCACCTTGAAATAACTCGAAGAAATCATCAACCGAGTCGGGAGCGTAGGACGATAGTAAAACGAGCGCGCGCTCTTTGTTATCGTTACTTGGGAATAGTCTTTGCATAGAAAAACGTTTTTAATAAAGAATTGAATGCATTCAAAATCATGAAAGAGGAATCGACGAAGATAACTCGCCAATCCCTCTTCCTACAAAATAAAGTCAGGCGAAACTATATACCGGCGTTACGCATGCCTATCGTCCATGGGTGCAGGCTGCCAGGAACTACTGCAGATATTGCGGCAGGATTAGGAATTGAGCCGGACACTTGGATGTTGATAGGATTGGCAGCAGAGAAGAACCCTGCCGTATATACAGGCTCCGATGCAACTAAAGTCCAAGGGAAGAGGCAAATCTTAGAGTAGAACTCGCCACCGAGCGTAAACGTGAAGGGCTGCGCGCTGATCGATAATGAACCGCCACCTACGAGAGGTAAAGTAGCTGTAACATTGAAGTTAATGCCCGGGCTCGCTTGTAAGATGTTACCGCCGATGATAATAAATACACAGGAGTAGTATTGTCCGGCTGTAGTACCTGGAATATTGATGATATAGTTGGTTCCAGCACCACCAGGTTGCGTAGCGTTAGTAATGTTGGCTACGAATGGAGTCGTATTGCTTTGCTGATCGAAACACCAGGTCAGGCTCTTGAAAGGAAAAACCTTCTTCGGGCTGATAGGATAAGCACCCAAAGAAGCGCCTTGTACCTGATAGAATGAAGTGAGCTGACTTGGAGCGATCTTGTTCAGGTGCTGGCGTGCGTACAGCATATTATGTGTGTTGCCAGCGGCGTGCGAGCGAGCTTGAGCGGCGGCCAGAGCCTGTTTGCGAGAGAGGTGCCGCTGATGAGCTTTCTTGATCGCCTGAACGCCTTTGACTGCTCCAAAGGTTGCTGCGCCAGCGCCGAGTCCGCCGAGTGCGATTTTTGCCGCCATAGGTAACTTAGACCATATGTCAGCGAGATTGAATCCGCCTGTTTCAACCATGTCGCCGATCAGGGTATCGTAATTCGCCAAGGCTGAGTTGGTCTGATGGAGATCACCATAGGGAGCGGGATCACCTTGGAAAGACGGGTCACCGCGATACATATCACCATAGTGAGCAGGATCGCCAGTGAGATAGCCAGCGTTAGATAAGTTGGCCTTGGGTGCGGCGCCTTTACCAATAGCGAGGATGCGACCGTCCATGAGGTCGTTAGAAAAACGAGAATTTCTGTTAGTGTGCATAAAATTGATCGTTAGAGTTTGAAATTAGTTTAAGGCACTACTTAAGCGGGCGTCGGTGGCGATAGCGTTGCGCGCTTGAGTATCAGGGTATATCGGCTTTAGAGCCTGCCAACGGAGTACATTCGTTGGATGAGGGCCTAAGGAACCTCGCTTAACCACTTGGAGATGCAAATGGTCGGACTCTACTGCGATGGCGATATCGCACAAAGGACTGAACACGTGATTTTTGAGAGTAAGTAGAGCATTCATTAAGAAAGGTCGAGCATATAGAATAGGGTCTGAGCGCCGAGTGCCGCTATATACGTGCCGAAGATCGTTTGCCATGTCGGGTGCTAAATCGAGCGAGTGACCAAACTGGTGGGAAGGGCTATCGCGAATAAAGGAAGTACACTTCCAGGCGTGGCGAGTTACAGCCTCAATGGCTTGCCAGACAGACACCAGAATAGGTAGGCTGAGTGGCACAATCTCCTCTACTCTCCAAGGAGCGATAGCTGCAGCATTGTTATTGACTATTAAGCGATTCGCGAATCGGAATGTTGGAGCAAGAAACTGATTTTGTATCATGTACGTAATTTAGCATTGTTGTTGACAATTAAGCGATTCGCGAACCGAAACGTTGGAGCAAGAAATCGATTTTGTATCATGTGCTTAATTTATTAGTGACTACGTCCAAGAGAGCTTGATCTGCATCGAATCGCGGGGCATATTGATCATGCGGATTAAATGTACCTCGCATGCCCTTCGTGCCATGAATCCAATAGCCTGTAAATAAGAGTTGGAGACCACGAACGAGCGAGTGCGAATACGGGTCATCAGTGAGGATACGCGCGAGGTGATCGCCTATGGACCCAGGGGGAAAAGGCTTCTTGGCTCTCCATTTTTCCCCGTCAAACGTCCAAGCCTTATATATATCTGCGTACTTGAGATACAAATAGGCGAGTTGACGTTTAAGCTGTATCACGAGATTAGGATCCAAAGAAGATGTACCCGTAGGAGAAAAAGGAGCCGATTTCAAGAATGAGTCGGAATCTTTAATAGCTTTGCTTCGCATTTGTAACTGACCTGTGGTACCAAGCAGGCTAGAGATGGGTAACAAGCGGTTCTCATGGTATCCCATTACTACATAAATCGGCTTAATTGCGCGCGCGATAGCGGGGCTAGTGTGTACGGCAAAGAACCGATCGATATTAAGCAGCATGGCTTTAGTCAGAGGATGACTAATGCCTCGCGATAGTGTAGCTTCGACGCGTCCCAGTTTAGGGTTCAAGCGCTTCACTGGGTCGCCCTGTCCTGATAAGACATAAGCGTTCATGTCAGGCGGAGAGACTAAATGGTTCGGAGCTGCGGCGAAGACGCTTACATCACGAAAAGCATCCGTAACGTGGTAGGGATGTACAACTGCAGATACTAACGGTTTCGAAGGTACTCTGATACGGGGTATTTCAGCGAGTGAATCGACGATAGTGAGTCCATCTTTAAGTTTGATTGGCATATAATAAGTATTAGAAGATGAAATATTGAATTATTTAACTTTAGATGCAACACGCTTTAAAATCTTTTTCGTTACATCAGTGGCTCCCGGAACGAAAGTGCTTCCGATTGCAGTCAAGATAGAGTTGAGGCTAGATGAAATTTGCTCTGACGAGATAAGTCCAGTAGGATTATCATCCGAGGCGAGTTTAAGACCAGCTTTAATATTATCATTAAGATGGTCGCCAGAGGGTGGAGTCAACTCACGTTTATCTGGGTTCCATGTGTAGCCCATGCGTAAGCTCTGAGCCAAAGATTCTCTGTCCACAAGCTGCTTAGTAATCGAGATCTTCGGAAGTACTGGCGATTCAAGTGGAAAATCGGGTTTAGTAATATAGGAAGTGACTGACGATAAGGAAATGGCTGCTCTGCCTTGCGTTAACTGAATTAACTGGACGCGATTCGGATCGACGCTGCGGGCACCAGTTTGCATAAGTCCAAGGAGTGATATCGTACGCAAAGTAGCAGTATTCTTCCGAGAGTTGAAACTCGATGCGGTATGGGGCGCAAAAGCTTGATTTCCTATCTTCGAATTGAGTGCGCTAAATAACACGCTCAACTCTTCGGAGCTTATCCCGCATGCAACAGCCAGGGATCGGGAGCCTGGATCTAGCATGATAGGGGGTTGTGCCGCGCCTAATATTTGGAAGGGATCGCCTACCGCAACCGTACGGGGGTAGTTATTAAGCGCCGTCTCTAGCTTAGCCTCGACATCAGTGTCAGCTTCTTGAAGATGCTCACCAAATGCGAAGGCAAACCTCGTCACGACATCGTGTGTATCAAGAGGGTACGCGCGTTCGTAGGCTGTCTGAATCGCTTTGATTAAGCAGGAGAAAATGAGTTTCTGATTCTCCGTCGTTTTAGTGTCCATCTTGACCCTCTTGGTGAGATACGAACCGAGAACCATGAGATAGAATAATTCTCCGGGTTGATACGGATTACGTCGCGGCCTTTGCTTCTGTAATTCATCATAGACTTGGACAGCGGCGAGGGTAGCCTGAGACCAGCGCATAGCTGTTAACGACTGTCTAACATAACCTAGTGCGTCTGCCGATACTTCGGAAGTAACGAGAATCTCTTCGGCAATCTCCGTGACATCGATTAAGAAAGGTAATAAAGGTACCATAAAAACATTGAAATTAAGAGTGAACAGATACCCAGCATCTGCT